ACCTGCCGGACTTGTAGGTGTTACACCTGGTTGATCTGATGCAGTATTAACTACTGGGTCCGTCATTGTTGTGTTTGATGCTGTATCTGCATTTTCTTGAAATATTACATCAGGAGAATTATCTCCATAAAATAAAGTCTTTAAAGTAAATAATGGATCGAGCAACTTAGCTGATCCTGTGCCGATACCTGTTAAAAAGTCATTGATTCCCCCCCCTACACTACCTAAACCGCTGCCAATACTAAAAAAAGTTTGACCTAATGCACCTGCAGATTCAGATGCTGCACCTGGTTTATTTAAAATATTATAAACAAAAGCTAATCCTAATCCTACTGCAGCAATCGGGAGAATATTTTTTAATAGACTCTTAACTACCATTATTTTATTTAATTCTGCGAGTATAAAAATCTCTCCCCTTTGCACGTAGGGCAATCATGTAAAGAAAACTTCTCAATACCGCTAGCTCCAATATCATTAGTTAGGACCTGGCCGCATGGTATTCCTGTTATTGTGTCCTCGCATGTCTTACAAGGTTGATTGATCTTCTGTTTTCGGGGGTACAGCATTGTTCCCTTGTTTACTTGTGAATTTTTCCACAATTCCTTTAATTGCATCTGGGTTGGACTTAACATAATTTGTGATAAAATCTATTGCGTTTTTGTTCTTTAAAAGTGGTCTTATAGATGCAGGTAGTTGAGGAGCTAGCTGGTCGATAATACTTCCTATTGCACTAAATGGATCTGCTGCTTCATCTGCAGATATAGAAACCGTTTTTTTAGCCTGGTTTACTCTGCCCGTTAAGCGTTTATTGGTCGTTTCCAATTCCGCAATGTATGTATCGTATTGTCTTTTAATTTTACTAGATATTGGCGCATTTCGTGTGATGTTCCTAGTAGTAACAACGGCACACAAGCCACCAAATACAATAACACCCATGATAATATAGGGTAAGAACTGTTCATACATGATATTACCCTACATTTACTTAATATTTACTTGTTATGGTCCTGATTAGACCCTCACACACCTGTATTTCCACTAGCTTCTAATCGTGCGTGTTTTTTTGTGTGGACATTAAAAACAATGAAAAAAAATTCAAAATTGACTACGAAAGGACTTACAAGTCCGTTCGTTATCATGTTAATGATAGTGTTGTATTTGAATGTATGAAAAAAAATGAAAAAATTGACCATAAGGTTTTTAAAAAAAGAAAATAACAGAAATATAATGACTTATGAAAACAAAATTTGCAGTAGATGCACCAGGAGAACATATTGTATAATATTTGGAACAATACAATATTGTGATGCTTGTTTTGAAGCTGTAATGAATGATCCTGATTCCAAACCCATCATGGAACAACTGTTAAAAAACTATGGCACGGCTTAGAACTACTACATACACTATGGAAAAAAATTTCTGTGGCCATTGTGGAATTATTTTGGCAAAAAGCTTGAATATTTTTGATCGCTGTCCAAAGTGTAAGGAAATCATAGAAGCATGATCCGCGAATCTATCTGCCGGAAGAGCTCTAATAATTACTCCCGTAAGCATGTTTTTTTAATTGCATGTTGCGATAAAGATGGATTTGGAAAATGCTGCTTTTGTAGTATATCTTGGTTTAATCAGTAAACGATTATTCCATTCTTTTTTTTATTTTAAAGTATTGTTGACATAGCTCCTGGGGCTGTTGGTCCTACACCTGCATACAATTCTCTAAGAGGATCCCATGCTACGCCTCTTGGATTTATAGCAGGTGTACTGTGTAATGTCCAAGTTATTCCATCAAAGGAAGTGGTAACAAATCCATCAGCTGCGGCAATAAATTCAGCTCTTTCATCACTCCATGATATTCTAATCCAACCTTTAGCTTCTGGTGTTCTTGCAGTCCAAGTTATTCCATCCGGAGAAGTAGCTGCTCTATTTGTTCCATTACTTGATACTGCACACCATAAACTCAAAGATGGAGAATAAACTATATCGTTCCAACTATTATCTGCGGTTGATGTTCTTGCAGTCCATGTAATTCCATCAGGCGATGACATAAAACGATCACCGGTTCCACTTGAAGCTACTGCAACAAACAAATCAGAACCGTTCCATCCAATACTATTCCAATGATAATTATTTGCAGGTGTTCTTGCAGTCCAAGTAATTCCATCCGGAGAAGTAGAGACAGTATCTAGGGCCCCCCCGTTATTTGCCACCCCACAAAATTTGGCTGTAATAGCACCATCACTTGCGCAAACATCTTGCCATCCAAAATTATCATTACTTCTTAATGTCCATGTAATACCATCAGGAGAAGTCATTACCCTACTAGCTCCGGAACCGGCAAATGCACACCATAAACTCAAATCTTCTGACCATGCCAAACCGTACCACGCATAATCAGCTGCTGACGTTCTTGATGTCCAATTTTCGCCATCAGTTGAAGTCATAACACGGTTTCCCGTTCCCGTTCCCGATACGGAACAAAATTGATCTAATGTTGGGGAATATTCCAACCTAGACCATTCATTGGCAGCAGCAGCATCCCTATCGACCCATCGAATTAGTTTATGTGCATCAATACCTGCCTGTGTTGCAAAAGGCGGTACCCCTAATGCGGTTATTGATGCCGTATTTGCTGATATCAAAACCGTGTTAGCTACAATCTCGGAAGCATTTGCAGCAATAGCTGCAGTATTGGCTGCAACTGCTGCACTGTTATCTGTGATTAAAGAATAAAGCGGTACACCGTTCATATCGGTTAAAGTTTCGGAAAGGTCGCCGCCATCATTTGCTAAAGATTGATTATGAGTATGTGCTAAAGTTTCTGGTGTCGAGCTACCGCCCCCCGAAAATCCACACAAATTAAAGACCTACCAATGGTTTTGTTTTTGGCATAGCTACCATCTGACCTGATATGATTGTAGGACCTGCAGCTCCTGGTTGAACTGTTACAGAAATAATATTCATGTTTGAAAATGATCTGAATGTTGATGCAGGTAAACTTACTAAAGGATCTGTAGAGGAATTTAATCTATAGCTCCCGGCATTCGTTCCATCCTGGTTTTCAATTTGCAAACTTATAGCAACGGCATTAAATTCTGTAGGGAATGTAATTATTCTTAAATTACCTGGAGCTGCTGCAGGTACTGTAATTAAAATAGGAAATGATTCGTTTTGTGTATCTGCAGGTTTTGTTAAGATTTGAAAACCTTGAATGACTGTAGGCATTTTTTAAAAACCCCTAGAACATGTTTGCGTATTTTACAATAAATTGGTATTGCTCTAAACCCCCGCCCAATACTGTTTGTGCTGTTGAGTAAGATAGTTGTTTTCCTCCTGATGCACCGCCTACTGCGATATTAAGTGGGCCTGGTACGGTTCTTCCTGCACTAGCTGGATCAGAGTTTGAACTAAAGAAAGTAGGACCTGCTTCTAAATTATTAATAAAAAGTCTTGTTTGGAATTGAACTGCTGCTGTTGGTTGAACTGCATTTACGAAATCTATAATTGAATTATCTTTGTTTAATTGTTGTACTGATAAACCTGTGACATCATCTGTAGCTAATGCAAAAACATTGATTGATACTAAAGGTGCTGCTCTTGTGTATTGTCGCATTATTGGAACTGCCATTATAATACTTCCATAGCTGGGGTTACATTAGCGTTTCCCCCAGGTCTTGAAAACATTGATAGGGCCATTGATCCGATAATTCCCTCAATACCGCCCATTAAATAAGCACCTGCGGGTGCTGCATAACGACCTATTGAAGATTGAGGAGCTACCATACCTATCACTGCTGATGCAAGTGCTGCACCGCCCACTCCTAATGCTACTTTCTTAAGTGTACTAGAAGATGTAATAGATTTTAATCCTTTCACAGATTTTCTTCTACGCTTTACTTTATTAGTTTTTCGTTTAACTTTTGTATATGCTCTCCTGGCAGTTTTTCTAATTCCTCCCTTCCGTGTGGATTTTTTTCGTTTAGGTTTATTTCTTAAAGCCTTCATTTTACGCCCCCATGCTTTGGCTGCAGCAGAACCTTTTTTCATTTTAGCCATATCTTGTTGACCTACCAGAAGCTCGTGATGTATAACTACTTGATGAAGGTGTACTACTTGTTGTAGTTTGTGAGAAAGATGATGGGCTTAAACCGCCTGGTGTTGGCGCATTTTGTGTGGATGTATATCCATGTGTAACGGTACTACCTGCCGGACTTGTAGGTGTTACACCTGGTTGATCTGATGCAGTATTAACTACTGGGTCCGTCATTGTTGTGTTTGATGCTGTATCTGCATTTTCTTGAAATATTACATCAGGAGAATTATCTCCATAAAATAAAGTCTTTAA